AACGCACCAAGAACACCGGTTGCAACCGCAGCACCAATAACCGTTGCCGTGCCTCCTACGATTGTGGCACCAAAAGCTTCCGCAATGGTTATTCCAATGTTTGCCATTTTTGAAGCTGCAAATCCCGCAGTAAGCGCACCGACAATCATTGCACCAATGTTAAGGAGTTTATTTGTGGTGCTTCCAGCAGGAGCGTTCATAATTTTTGTAATTGCTTGTAGAGCCGTTGTCAATGCAGGCAAGATTTTATTTCCAAGTGGAATTAAAGCATCTTGTAACGAAGTTAGGAAGTTTTGCCATGAACCCGATGGAGATTTTAACCATTCGTTAAATTGCGCAAGAGTAGAACCGGGTTTATTTGCATCGGCGTACATCTGTAACATCATTGGAAGTTGTGGCATAAAGTTTGCGAGGGTTGGACCCACAGTTTTTCCAAATGCAGTATTCAAAAATGCAGTTATTCCAAGAGCTTTTTGACCTGCTGTTGCGTATTTATTAAAGCCGTCATTGATTTGCTGAAGAATCATTAGGAATCCACCGGGCTTATTAACCTCAGAAGCAAGTGTTGCTTGATTTATTCCAATTCCTTTTAGTGCAAGATTTAACGGTGTAGCTTTACCTGTTGCGGTTGTCATTGATTTTTCGAGAGCAGCAAGGGCAGTATTCATAGTACGCATAGCTTGTGTACCGTAAATGTTTTGGTTAGCTAATCCAGCAAACAAAGTTGTTATTTCCTGAATGTTCATTCCGTAAGCACCGAATACTGAAAGTGCTTTACCACTCATGGCAGCGTTAAGGTCGTTAGCAGTTAATTTTGAATCCTTGACTGCATTGGTAAAAATGTCCATTGTTTGAGCAACAGATTTTGTTCCTTGAATGTGCAAACGTTGAACGACAAGAGCAGCGTTAAGCGTGTCTGTAAGGCTTCCATTTTCAGCTTTGGCAAACTGTGCAGAAGCGGTTACGGCAGCGTTAGCGTCTTTAAGTGATAAACCACCTTTGACTGCCTGAGCGTAAGCAGCAGCAATGTCAGTTGCAGCAGTAGCAGTATTTTTTGAAACCTTAAGAATTGTTGGACTTAATTCGTCAATTTGTTGTTTGGTAAGGTTTGTGGTTCGAGCTACTTTGTCGAGAGCTTCTTGGTACGACATAGCAAGTTTGGTTGCATAGGCAGCAACTCCAACTGCACCCACTAAAGCAAAATTGCCAATTTTGGTTCCAAGTGCGCCAAGTTTGGCACCGGTGGTATCACCAGCAGCTTGGATTTCTTTCATTCCTGCAATGGTTTCGTCTTTCTTTGCAGAAAAATCTTTGATTGAAGCCATAATCTCAACGATTACTGGTGGCATTAAGGAATCAGACATTAGGAGAGTGCCTTTCGCCATTCATACGAATAGAGTTCTTGTAGTTCTCCCCTGCTTTTTTCAAATCCTGGAGCCAAATACGGAAACGCCCTTGAAGTGGCTTGGTATGAACCCACAGTATAAGTAGTACCGCCTCTTTTTGCTGTGTAGCCACTTACTGTTCCACTAAACCCAAGCTCGACACGCCTACCGTACATTTTGGTTGGACCAGTTTTACTTGACCAAGTTCCTAAAGCTTCTCTGCGAACGTCGAGAACTTTAATTGAATTACGAAGGTTGCCTGTTCTGAAGGTTGGATTTGGGTAATTGTTGTCAGCAGTTCCGCTACCTTTGAATTCATCTTTGGCGTGGTTGGCGATAATTAAACCACCTTTTTCGACAATTTTTCTTGATGCTTCGTCAAGGCGGGCAACCTGAGCTTCTAAGTATTTGACAACGTTATCAACACCGCTAACGTGCATTGAAAAATTATCCATTTTGAATCTCCTTGACCACGCTATCTATTGTAAGCAACCAATCGACCATCTCGCTTGGCTGGTTCAAGTAATCATCATGCGAACAAACAAACGTAGAGCGAAAACGGTACTCCCTGAAAAATGAAGCAAGTTCTGTGTCTATTTCGACATCCTTGCCTTCAAGGGCAGAACGAAGTCTATTTATTCTGCGGTAAGCACTTTTGGGTCTGTCACACCATCCGGTGAGAAATCAGGTGCTTTTGAAAATTCATCCGAACAAGCACTAGCCAATTCTTGAAACAAAACGGCTGGCAAATCCAAACATGAGTCCAATGTTGGCAACTCTCCTTTTGACCAAGATTTTACGAAACCCACAATTAACGTTGCTTGATACTCGTTAATTTTTTCTTGTTCTTCTGGCGTAAGTTCAGCCCATTTGCTCCATGTTTCAGGTTTCGTTTCATCGAAGCCAAGACCTTGAAGCTTTGCTGCAATGGAACCTGCTGCCATAAAAGCTTTAGAAATGGCACGATTAGTACGTTCGCTAATCTCATTTCGAGAATAAAGAATTGCTGAATCGCCTGTGGATAAGTTTATTGCTGGCATGTTCTCCCCTTAGTTAATTAGTAGCCGGTTTGGTAAGCAGATGACTGAGCGTTCGTTGTAACTGTTTTAATTGGTGAATAACCCAAGTAACCAGTTCCAGTTGGAATGTCAGACGTATTTCCGCTAGCAGTAAATGATACCTCAACTTCGGTGTATTCCTTACCACGTGTGCGCTTTACGTCATGAAACTGAACCGCAGAGAGCTGCAAAACAATGCTGTGGTTAGTTCCGCTTGTAATGTCGTTAGGGTCAGAAAGCGTAATTGTCATAGCTTCTGGTGAACGACCCAGTGCAAACGCTGAAGAAGTTACCTGACCTGTTGATGTGTTGTACGCAGAAGGTGTTGAGAACGTGTCTGTGGTGCTGTTAACAACGGCAGTGAACTTACCTGTTACTTCAACCGGACCAGCAAAGTTGACGTATGGACCTTGATTTCCCATTGTAAAAATAGGCTTTGTTTTACGGTCAATTTTAAGTTCACCAGTTGAAATGTAATTGTAGGTTGTTCCGTTAATTACAATGGTTGTGTCCCAAGCAGGAATAGGGTGTTCGCCTGTTTCTTCTACGTAAGAGAATGAAGTGAACGGTGCTGGTGCTGTTGTTGAAGAAACGTATGGATTACCAAAGAACTTGATTGTTCCGTCTGCTGACGCTTCTGCACCAAAAGTAATGTTTAGGCTTTCTGCTTGTGCGCCTGAAACGAGGAAATAGTTAGCACCGTCAAAGTCCATAATTGAGTAAGACAATGGCTGTGAACCTTGTGTTGCATCGTTGTAAAGACCAATGGTGTGTGAGTAAGCCGAGCCAGTTACGTTAGCTGTAATGTCATTTCCACCAAGAACTGAGAGAAGCAACATTGGAAAAGTGTCGGCGTAAAGGTATGACTTGAAGTCATACTCGTCGTGACGGACACCCTGAACTTGGTCGTACACAAGATTAGGCGAACCACGCAAGGCTTCATCACGAAGGAATGTTTGCATAGGTGTTACCTGTGGAGAGGTAACTGGAATGAAATAAGGCGAGTATGAACCTGTCGAAGCAGTACCACGAGTAGGTGTTGTTACACCGGCAGCGAGGTTAGCTTCAAGGACAAGTCCAAGATAGCTGTTGGCTGATAAATAGGCTTGATTTGTAGGCATTATTGTTCCTCGTTAATGGTTGGGGTTACTTCTTCTATTGCGGGCTCAGAATCGGCTTGTAAGGTCGTCTTAGGGGCTTTTGGAGTTGATACTGCTTCCCAACGACCATCAGATGGCTGAAATTCAAGGTCATAGGTCTTACCGGCTTCTGCCACAAGGACAGCACCAGTAACGGTTATGTGTGGATAAACACGCTTTTGGTCGCCTGTGTAAGTGAACTTTGACATAATGCTCCTATGTGTTCAAAATCTCAATGACTGCAACTCTAACCGAAGAATAGATTTGTGTCGAACTAGCAGAACCGTTTAATTGACGTGGGTAATACGAGGTTACATCTATGTCAGAACTACCGGGAAAAAGACCCTCTCCCCATTGAAAAATAATTCCAGGCGCACCAGCATTACGGTCTGCCCTAATCGCTGCAATTAAAGAATCAAGAAATTCCTCGTTATCAGCACCGGCGTCCTCTGATTTGCGATGAGTAGAACGAAGGAAACAATCTAAAACAACCGAGTATTCAACGGCTTTTTTACCAGAATGTGCGCCACCTAAAGCAATACGTTTTTCGGATTCACGTTCGAAATAGATGTAAAGAATTGCACCTGAGCTATGTCCGGGGTCTTCACCAGCATAAAACTCCATTTCAGGAGTGAATTTTGCAGGAAAAGGTTTAACAGTCGAAAGGTTTGTAATACCTGCACCAACAAGATAATTGGTAATTGCTGCTCGAACCGTAGCTCTGGACATTAACTACGAGCCCAAACAATACGGTATTGGTCGAGAAGGTCGTATGCAGCCATCATGTCTTCGGCAGAACCTTGAGCTTTTGGCGTCACAGCAGAAGGCTCACCAATTTCGTTAAGGACAATTCCACCTTGTCCACGTTGTTTTACGAGAGCGACTACGAAATGAATTACTGCTTGTTTTATGGATGCTGGCATAGCAGAGAAATTGACACCAGCTCCGTGCTTAAAACGTGTTGGGTTCGTAAGCGGAACAGTCGTACTGCCCATTACAAAAGAAGAATCAACCAAAACGTATTCGTCATTCATCCCATCCCAAATTGTCATGTTCATTCCGGGGAAAATTCCAGTTGAATCATTTACTTCGAGTGTGTAGGAACCTGAGTTTGTTGTTGTGGTTGTAAATGTGTTAGCCCAACCATTGATGTAAGTCCACTGTGCGAAAAGCTCTGCGTCAGGAGCCCAATTACCACCAGCGATTGTTATTGGACCAACTGCCAGACCAATACTTGAAGCATACGTAACAATAAATTGCTCACGCTCCACAGAACAGGTGTCTGGCGTAATCGTTACGTCATACATTCCTTGACCCGGACCCCAACCAATTTGAAAATCTGTTACAGCAAGAATTGGAGTGAAATAAGGATTTATGATGACTTGACCCAAACGATTTGGTCGGTATCTACCGTTTTCGGTGTTGTAAGTAGCGTTTAATGAGCCGTATTGACCCATTGTAAACAGGTCTGCCATTGAAGAAGCTCGAACAATTAGCTCTGCAAGCGAGCGGTCTTGTACGGCTTGACTGCCGTTTTCGACAAGATTTGAAAAGTCAATAGCAGAAGCAGTAGCGGAAAACTTAACTTCTTCCAGAGATACGTAAGGTTCGATACGACCTGACTGTTGTATCCATGATGCGGTTGCCATGTTAGTCATTGTTTTGTTCCTCTGGTATCAAATTGGTACTGCCACATTTACCGCATTTGTCTCGATAAAGACCAACAAACGTGCAGTCTTGGCAAACGTAGCCACTTGCATTACGAAATGTGATACCAGCCACAGCGAAGTCTCCTGATTTTTTCAGCAGAGTTGCTTCTGCTCCCGATACGTTAAACGTACCATCCTTCGAACGGTTGATGACTTTATTGCCAACCTCAACCTGTTGTAATCCTTTATCGCTGCCTACAAGTCTCATGTATTTATTCTCCCTTAAAAAGAGAAGCGGTGCAAGGGTCAGGGGAAGCAAACCCTTGCACCGCATTTCTCCGTGCTAGCTAATTACTTAACTAGCGATTTTGTACCTATCCTTATGAAAGGATGTTGGTGATTGCACCTGACCAAGCCGGAGCGCGGAACGCAAGTGTTCCGTACTGGTAGGTCGAAATGTCCCAAGACAACTGAATCTGTGGCCATTCAAGAACAATCATGTCCTGAACGTTTACCACTTGAACAGTCTCAGAAACACCTGAGTCAGGGAATGGAAGTGTCTTGCTGTGAACCAAAGCAACACCAGCAGGCATGTATGGGTGAGCAACAACGTCAACCATCTTTCCTGTTGATTCGTTCTGAATCGCAGTGACTACTGAACCGATTGTTACGCCATCGCTACCAGTCTGGTAGTTAAGACGGTAACCAGTTGGTGTACCTTCCTGCTGAATTGAAGCTGCCAATGCCTTACGGATTGAAGCAGTTGTCAAAATCATGTCAGGGTCAGCAATTACTGATGAGTAAAGGTTGTAGAACACAGACTGGAAGTCGTTACCCGGTACGCTCTGTGAAAGAGCTCCGTTGAGTGCAACTACGTTTCCTGACAAAGCAGGGTTAGTCAATGTTGATACGTAACCGTCGTAACCAAGTGTGTTTCCTGAGCCGTTGTCAGCAGAAGTCGAAGGCAGAGCAGCGACAGTTGCAAATGTGGCAGGTGTTACACCGTTAGTTAGAACAGTTGTTCCCTTGTAGTAAGTGCCTGAGTAGTTTACGTATGTGTTAACGGCAATAGTTCCAGAAGGCACTCCACCAGTGATTGCAAGTGTGATACCTGAACCTGTTGTGGTAGTTGGTGTTCCTGATGCTGTAATTGCCTGTGACTCTCCTGCTGATGAGGAGAATGTTACGTAAACGGCTGTTGCGGTTCCTGAAGGAAGTCCAGTTGCAGAAGCTGCTGCGTTAGTAGCTGCTGCTGATACACCACTGATGTTGATTACAGAAGCACGTCCGTTGAGCATGTTGCGCTCTTCACCGAGCATGTGAGCCCAGATTGTTGAAGTGTGTGACAACTGGCGAAGGTCTGTGTATCCCTGTCCAGCGAACTGAGCTGTAAGGTCAACTTGGTCAGACACACCCTGGTTTACGTGTGACAAAACAATCTTGTCAGCAGCGTATTCAATCTTGCTTGGGCGGTTAAGCGTTACTGGACCAAACTGAGCAGTTGTGCCAGTTGGGTTGAAGAACGTACTCATGTTTGGTACGCCACCAGTGTTCGAGTTCGTTACACCGAGGATGCGACGGAACTCGTAAGCCTGACCGATTCCACCGATACGGCTTGTGCTGTTACGAAGAATGAACGAGCGAGGAACAAGAAGTGCCAAAGCAGGTTCAAGGTCGTAAGGTACAAGACCTGTTACGCCAGAGTTGCTGTTGTTAAGTGGGTTGGTAAGTGTCCACTCTGAGCCAGCCTTAGTTACATCGCTCACACGGTCAAGTGCAGTAGTGATGTCACCAATTTGGTCAGCAGACATTCCCTTAGTTACGAGGTCACGGATTTCTCCAATGCGCTCCTCAACAGAGGCGCTCTTAACAAGTGAATTACCATTAAATGATACTGTTCCGGTCTTAGCAGCACGGAGTGAGTTTGACTGGCAAACGCTAAGTGCTGATTTGTAAGCTTCGAAACGGTCAAGACGCTGTTCAGCAGGAAGTCCGCCGAACAACTGGTCTAATGATGGGGCTGTAAATGCCATTAGTTTTATCTCCTAGATAAATTAGTTTTGAAGGATTCTCTTGGCGTCGGCTTCCATTTCGGCAGCCTTGTTCAAGTATCCAGCCTTCATTGATGGGTCAACTACTTCGTGAGCAAGCTTGCGGTACCGACCAGCTTCACTTTGTAGTCTTTCAGCGTCAGCAGATTTACTTGCTTGTGCTTGTGTTGCTCGGAGGACAGGTCCACCGGGTGCAGCCATCTCACGCACTTCATCTAACGCAGCCTTCAGGAGGTTTAGCTCCTCTTTTGCTTCTGCTAGTTCAGCCTTTGTTGTGATGGTTTCCTCAAGACCTAAAGCCTTGACGATTTCGTTTCGCAGTTCAGACTTGATTTCGTCTGTTGCGTTATCTGCCGAAGCAGACTTAAGAAGGTCGGCGCTAACGCCAAGTCCAATGTAAGCCATGTAGTCATCTCCTGATGATTCGGTTGTTGTTGTAAATGGTTCTTCTGTTTCATTTTCATCTGCTTCTCCATCCCACCAGCAAAGGAAATAATCCAAAGCGCATAGGAGTTCTGTTATGTCGCAGATTTCATTTTCCTCACCATTAGCCATCTCGTCGAGTTCTGCGTGAATAAGGTTAATAAGTGATTGACGTACTGCGTTTAAGTCATCTGCATTGTGCATAATTTCTTTTGCAACGTCTGCTTCAACGGCTTTCCAGTTTTCAGGAATTAGGTTCTCTTTACCAAGTGCTTTAGCTCGCTCAATGATGTGAGATTTAGTTGCTGCTTTGTCCTTCGCACGACCAAAAGACTGAATAGCATTTTTAAGGTCGCCTACGGTTTTAATTGGGTAGCTACCATCGGGAAGTGCCTGACCTTTGTCGGCTAGGTTCTGACGTTGCTTGTCTGAGTAATCTTTTTTCTCGACTTCTGGTTCTACCGCTTTGTCATCTCCATCTTCAACGATGTTAGGGAAGTCGTTGCCGGGTGTGATTACATCAGCAGTTGAATAACCTTCGCCACCGCAAACTTCGCATACTGCGTCAGTCTGTTCTGTGCGACCAGTTCCGTTGCAACCAGCGCAAGGTCGAGAAGCAGGGTATGGGTCTTCACTGTCACGAATTACATGACTTTCGTTGTAATTAACGTCTTGCTGAATCTCTGTACCTTCTTTTGCCATCTGCGTATCAGGGATTAAAGCTTCCATTTCGAGAGTTTTGCTGATTTCGAGTTCGCCATTTACTGCTTTTGCGATTTCGACAGTTGCAGTTGGGTTTGCTGGTCGGTCAACGAGCGACACTTCTACGATTTGACCACCTACGATACGACCATTAGGAGCGTCATCTGACTTAACGATACGTGCGCCCTTAATTCCGATTGAGTAACCCTTAAGGACACCCTTTTCTACCTTCTTCATGGTGTTTGCGTCAACGACTTCCGACTTCAAATACCAGTCATCACCATCAGCGTTAAGTTCGATACCTACTCCGGCTGCGATTGAACTGTGCATTTCACGAACGTTTGCGCCAGTAGCCAACCACTGTGGCATTGCTGTCTTTAGCCAGCTCTCGTCGCAAATCTGCTGGTCAAGGTCAAGGTCGGGTCCAGTTGCCTTGCCATAAACGAACATCGAACCGTCATCGGTTGACTTAAATGTTAAGTCTCCGAAGCCTACGTAGGTAATGTCTTTTGCCATAAAAAAAACTCCTCTTGTTAACTTGTTGAGATTACTGCATTTACCGTGCAACGGCAATTTGGGTGTTCAGGTGGAACTGCTTGACTATCGTTTGTTGAGTATGGACCATTCGCTTCAATGTCCAAACAATCAGGACAAGCGTCATCATACGCCACCCATTCCCATTCAGATACACCAAATTGTGAGTATTGGTCAACCGCACCTTCGTTATACGCACGGTTTGTTTCTGTAATAGCAATCATTTCGGCACGAGCAGGGTCGTTAATAAAAGCGTCAATGCTTTTACCAATGGCGGTTGCTGGTAATCCTTGAGCTATACCATCGCCAATTAAATTACCTATACGGTCAACTGTGGTTTTTTTAATACCTGTAATTGTGAGATTTATACCGTTAAGTGTTTTGCGTAGTTTGCCATCGCTAACGAGTGAAGCTGCAATAGGGTCGCCAGGCTTCCAGTTAGCCCAATCGAAACCAATAGCTGCATTTGTAAGCTGGGATACGCCGGTAGCTCCATACTTGTCTAATTGGCGAACAGCATAAGCAGAACCCACAAGACCACCATCCAAAAGCGTATTGGTAATTATTTTTTTCAATGGTCGAATGTCGAACTTGATTTTGCTAAGTACGTCTGCACCAACCTTTTTTTCAGTTGATAATGCCTGTGCAATGGCTGCATCTATGCCAGAAACGCTGTCGGCTATTGCCTTTTGAATCTGAGGTTTGTAATGTTCCTCGATTTTTAGTTTATGTTCAATTCCGGGTAGGTCAGAAATTGAACGCTTAGTAAGCAAACCTTTTGGGTTATCGCTTATCTGCGCTTTCGTAATACTTAGAGCCCAATCGACAAGATTTTCAGGCATTGGTGAAGTTCCCTTGACAATGAAATAAGCATCGCTATTTAGTTTGTCGGCTAGTTCCTCATTGACGGTGACAAAATCGAAAGCTCTCCATTTACCAGTTTTGGTACGAGACTTAATAAACCTTGCAAATTCAAAAATCTCTTCTGCATGAACGGACTTTTGTTCTACGACAGCTTCTGTCTGCTTACCTTTATCCCCACTTTGCGAGCTTTGCGGACTTTGGGTTTCTTCGGGCTTTTGGCTTTGTGTCTGCGTACCGACATTAACGTTCTCCTTCATTCCAACCGTTTCACCGGCTGCGTTTTGTTCTAGTAATCCATTGAGAAATTGGACTTGATTTCCAGCGACAATAAACGGTTCGTCTGCTTCTGGCATGTCGTAAAGTGGCATACCTAATTCACCACGAACATCATTCATAGTCATTTGACCTGATTCGAGTGATACCTGATAAGCCTTTGATTTAGTCTCTAAAGTGTTTACGTTGTCGTCATCGTCATCAAATGCAAACGTAATGTTTTTATCTGTGTCAAGGAATCGGCGTGAAAGAGTGTTAATTGTTTCTACGAGGAATGATTCAAGCGGCTTTTGTGAAGTAGTGAGTGCTGACTGAGCTTCGCCTTCACGTTCACCAGCACCGCCCAAGCCTGAGCGAGGGACAATTCCTAATGCCGATGGATTAACACCAAAGATTGTAGCTATACGAAGAATTAGGAAATTGTCGTAGTTTTCTTTGTAACGCTCATCAATGGTTGGAGCGAATACAGGTTTAAAACCTCTCGGCAGTACCTTCATACGGTGGCGTTCTGCGTTGGAACCAGTTATGCGGTCATTAAAAACACGCTCAAATGCAGCCAGTCGAGTTATGTCCATTTCGTCTGAATCGGTTTCCATGAAAGCCATTGGCATAGTTCCATCTTGGTATTCAGATTTCATCCATTGCTGACGTTCTAGGTAAAGCGTTGCGGAAGGTATGGATTCTTCTACGCATGAATAACCATAAGGCGACCATGTTCTGCGGTTGCGCACAAAATAAGCAAGTTGGTCACGCATGTATTCATTGTTCTTACCGGGAGCATTAAAAAACTCTCCATCACTTTCAGGTGAAGCTTGGTATTCTCCACGAGGAAAGCCCCATAGGATTTGCTGATAAGCAGGAGCAGGTGTGGCTGGAACTGCACCACGATTGTCTAAAAGAACCTTAATTGTTGGTGCGTCAATAATTTCAAAGCCAATAATGTTTTTACCTAAGTTGTAACGAGGGTAAACAGGCGTACCGTCAAAGACAAAGTGCTGCCAAAGGAACTCTGTCATCCATTCGGTGAATGAGCGACCTAATTGTGGGTATGGATTTTCCCAAAACTCACGAAGCTTCACAATGTCTTCTGCGTACCTATCCCTAGCAATACGAGCTGCTTTAGCGTGAGAACAATTTTCCTCCGCCATAATTTGGTTAATAGTTGAATCCTCTACCGAAAACGACCATTCAAGGCGAGTAATCTCAGCAATCTTAATTTCGATACAACGGTGAATGATGTCAATTTGGTCAGCCATTGAACGAAGAACGCTCCAAGGTGCTGTGCGCTGATTTAAGTCAAGGTTCCAAGCGACAGGGTATTCCCATAGGCGAGGTAAAGCACGACCAGAATCATCGAATACAGGGTCTAAAGGAGCAGGTAGGAACGGTGCTGATGGTCCAAGTTGTGAACCGAAGTCGTAAGAGTAACGAGGCAGTGGGTTTGCTTGTGTGCCGGGTGTCTGCAACAATCCTTGCCCACCGCTTCCGGGAGACTGAACCATTTGCGAAGGCATGGCAGCAGAAGTGGTTGCGTAACCAGTACCGCCGTATGGTGTATTCCCCATGTTATTGCCAGTTGCCTTTTGTAGTTCTGCAACGATTTGCGTAACGAGAGTTTCGTTTTTTTTCTTACGGCTGAATAGCGCCACGTTTCTCCTCGGTTAGCTGTTGTTTATTGTAGTGGTTGTCCACAGCCTGAGCAATGCGTACTGTCAATAGCGTTCGGAAGGTCACAATGCGGACAAGGTGGAGCCATCGAAGCGAAGAAAGCATCGGAGTATCCACCGCCACCAATACCTAATTGTGCGAGACCATGAACGAGTGCATCTAATCGGTCAGGTGAAAAGTCTGACTGGTCAGCAACCCAGCCGGTCATTTGTTCTTCCAGTTGAGGGAAAACGCCAACGTGAGATACACGACCTTGTTCGTATAAAGCACTAATTGGTTCTGCTCGTAATGTTTTGCCTCGTTTAGCGACAATGCCTCGGTACGGAATGTTTGGTCTGTATTGCCTAATAATCGTTTCAATCATGTCTCCACCCATGTTTGTTTCACCAACGATACGACTGGCTTGGAATTCGTCATAAGCTTCAATGGCTCGTTTAGCCCAACCGTCAGGCGATAAGCGACAAC